TTCTTCATCTTCCCATGAACCAGTTGTAGTAATACCAACCAAATCGTCAATTTTACGAGCAGCAGTAATTACTTTAACAAAACCAGGCAACCAGTTTTGCAAGAATTGAACTGGAGTGGTCATAGATGGTGAAGTAACATCAGCTTGATTGCCACTATCCATCGCCCAGTTAGCCATTGTCTTAACTTGCTTGTCGGTAAAGTTAATACCAATATCGCTCAAGTCAGCAAAGTTAGCTACGTCTTTTTCATCCATTGCCAACGCACGAACTTGGCGTGGTGCAATGTAACTACGTTCTTGTGATTTCATAATTATTTATTCCTTAGTCTGTGATACGGATAGCAGCTAAACCAGTTGCAGATTGTGGATAGTTCCACACTACGCAATTAGGGATAAGAGCATTACCTGTTGTTGCAGAAGAACCTGGAGCTACTGCTGACAATACACCAGTTGTAGTGTTGTATTGAACAATATCGCCAATGTTAGCAGCACCAACAAGAGTAACAACGATTGTACCCATTGTTAAGAACTCAGCCTGTGTGTAACCTGATAGGTACAATGTTGGGTCAAGTGGGTCACCAACTACAGGACCATAAGATGCGTAAACTTTTGGGTTTACCAAGATACCAGCAAATACTGAAGTACCTGAAACAACTGTACCGCCTTGAGTAGCTACGTTAGTAGTATTTGATTTAGTAAATGCTAAACCGATAGTACCACCGTTAGAGTCAAGTGCTAATGTATCCACACGTTGAGGACCGTCAACAATTAATTCGCCTGGAATACCAAAGCCGAGATTAACATTGACTGTAGATTGAAATGTTGCAGCAGCCATGATTATTTACCTTCCAAAAAACGTTTTACAAAATTGTTCTTGCGAGTAGCTGTTGAATCCATAGCTACAGCACTTGAAACACCTTTACCTTGCAAGAAAGCATTTAAGAAGGTAATACGATTTTCCTTCGGAGCTTCCACACCAAGTTTTTTCAAGCCATATTTAGCCATTTTGTCCAAATCCATTTCTGAATGGTCAAACGCACCGATATGTTTTGAAAGTTTGTCATAGAGTTTAGATTTTTCAGCAATCTTACGCTCTACTTGAGCAGCGATAGCAGCAGCATCCATACCTGCACCACGTTCGCCTTCTTTTTCTTCTTCCTTCTGACCGCCTACGCCATATTCTGCGCCTTCTTCATCTTCGGCTTCGCCATCAGGTTTTTCTGTGTCGCCATCAGGTTTGGTTTCATCTTCATCAGCTACAGCTTCTTCACCTGCTGAACCGAAAGATTGACCCGTTAATTCTTGAATTTTTGCCAATTTTGGCATGACTTCTTCAAGGAATTTGTGAACTTCCTCTAGGGTCATAGTAGGCTTCTCGCTACCTACTTCTTTGTTTTCTTCAGCCATGTTAAAAAGCTCCTTATTATCTACTGTAAAAGTGAAATGGTCTAATACTGCTACATCAGAACCCATGCGTCCTTGTTCGACTAGGGCTAGATGATTGCCTCTGATTTCTCGTTGCACATAGTCATAAGCTACACCGTCATAAGTACCAGGTGCGTATTCGTATCTGCAACGATAACCGCAGGACAATTCTTTTTTACCGTTAGCGATAAGATTACTCATCGCTTCGGAAAATACTTTGATGTTACCTTTAAGATATTCACCGTCAAAGTAAACATCCTCACCAATAACACCTTGAATACCTTTTGCTTCAGCAGGAGTTAAACCTTCATCTTCGCTGCCAAGCATAACGTGATTATCAATCCAGGGGAGCAACTTGAATGAGTTAATACACTCCTCAGTTGATAGTTCTTCTGCTGGACGATATACGTTATAAATTTTATCTTTTTCACATTCAGGTGAAATTGAACCGCCTGAATATTGGAAAATACCCATTTTGGATAATGGATTGTCTTTTACTTCAAACCAACCGTTTGTATCGTATTCACGTTTATCCATTGCTGAAGCGTTCGCCTCAGCTTTTTCGGCAATTTCTTCTTCTTCCCCGTCAATTTTGTGAAACAGGGGATAGGGTGCATCTTCAATCGTTGCCCAAACAAATTCGCTGTGTTCGTCATTTAATTCAGGTTTAAATTCACCATCGTTACATCCAAACAAACGAACCTTGCCTTCTTCATAAATTAATTGCAGTCCAGTTTCAGGAACGTGCATTGTTTCTTCACGAGATTCACGAATAGCACCTTCAATAGCTGATTCGCCTTCTTCAACGTGACCGCCAGGAAAGCCCCAAGAATCATCTTTGGTACGTTTTAACCAAAGGATTTTGTCATTATCTGTATAAACAATAAACGCAACAATTTTAGAATCAGGTTCTTCTTTTAAATCACGCTTATGTGACTCATGTTCTGTTTCGGTTTCTTCTTCATCAACCGCAGCGCATTTTCGAGCATTTTGATAAGAAGCTGCGATAGATTGATTAAGCGGATGACCAGCTTTAATCATCTCACGGATATTCTCTTGAATAACTTCTTTTGAACAACCTGATTTGAGTGGCATTAGATTACCCTACCTGTTTGAAACGGAATATTAGTAACGTTTAGAATTACTGTTGCTTCTCTAGTATTGCCTTCATTAGTAATAAATAAAGGACGAATTGTGTAAAATTGATTAGTAGCACCTGAAGGAACTGTACCGCCTGAAATTTGAACTGAAATTACTTTACCTGTTGCTGCTACTACTCCATCAGGAAAGGTTACTGGCGCACCATTGATTGCTTGACCTGCAAAAGTTAGACCTGTTTGGTCTGAAGTAATAGAAGTAATGGACGTAATAATTTCATTTGTGTCTAAGATATGGGTACAGTCAATATCGTACCAAATAACTTCTGTCGTTCTTTTTTCTAAAATGTAATTATTCATTTACAGTCCAATAATCCTGTCTAGGTGATACAATCCAATAATTATTTCTTTGTTCTACATTCCAATTTGTTGCTCTTGGATTTAATTCCCAATAATCTAAACGTTTTTCTACTTCCCAATAATCTGTTCTTGGAGAAACGTGCCAAACTTTATCCGACAAATTAAAAATAGGAGCGCAAGTATAAATATCTACTGCGTTACTTTGCTCTACGACTGTAACTATGACATAAGTAGTTTCATTAGTAAAATCTTGAGCAACAGCTTTTTCCGTAACAGAAACGGCTGCTAAAATTAATGCCGATTGTAAATCTTGTGCATTTGCAATTTCAGCAACAAATACTGGTGCAATAATACCGCTATTTGTAACATCTTGAGCATTAGCAGATTCAGCCACTGCAACATAAGCAGACATTTGCTCAGAAACTGCATCTGAAGCTAATCCTGATTCAACAATAGAAACAAATGCAGATGCTAATGCCGATTGTGTGCTTTGAGCATTTCCAGTTTCGTTAATAACTAAATAAGCAGTTATAAATTGAGATACTGTATCTTGTGCGTTTGCAGCTTCTGTTATAGAAGCCTGTGCAATCATATTTTCAGATTGTGTAGATTGTGCGTTACCAGCTTCACTAATAGTCACGCCAGCAGACATAGTTTCTGATTGTTTATCAGTTGCATTTCCAGCTTCTGATATTGTTACTGCGTCTACCGCATTTTCTGACTGTGTTGCAACTGCATTTCCTGCTTCTGTCACATTAACAGGAGCAGACATTGCTTCTGAATTTGTATCTAGCGCATTTCCTGTTTCATTAACAGTTGCGCTTGCTCTCATATTTTCTGATTGAGAATCTTGAGCATTACCAGCTTCATTTACAGTTATTGGAGCAGACATGACTTCTGAGTTCACATCTGCTGCATTTCCTGTTTCAGATACTGTTACAGGTGCAGCCAAACTTTCGGATTGCGTGTCACTTGCGTTTCCTGCTTCAGTTATTGTTACTGAAGCAGACATATTTTCGGAAGTAGTATCGGTTGCATTACCACTTTCGGAAATTGTCACTCCAGCCGTCATATTTTCAGACTGTGCATCTTGAGCATTAGCAGTTTCAGAAACAGCAGGATTTGCAGCCATCGTTTCTGATTGTGTTGCTTGAGCATTACCAGCTTCTGTGACAGTTACTGGAGCAGCCATAGATTCGGATTGAGAATCGACTGCATTACCTGATTCAGAAATAATTACAGGAGCGTTCATTGCTTCAGATTGATTATCTAAAGCATTGCCTGTTTCTGTTACGGCTACGCCAGCAGACATAGACTCAGACTGAGTATCTGTTGCACTAACAGTTTCATTAACTGTTGCTGAAGCAGACATAACTTCGGATTGTATATCTACAGCATTACCCGATTCAGAGATAACTGTAGGAACTCTAACAGATTCTGATTGTGCATCAATTGCGCTACCAGCTTCTGTGATAGAAACTGGAGCTGACATTGATTCTGATTGTGTATCGACTGCGCTTCCTGTTTCCGAAACAGTTACACTAGCAGACATTGTTTCTGATTGGCTATCTTGAGCATTGCCAGCTTCTGTGATTGAAACAGCGTCAACAGAATTTTCGCTAATAGTATCTTGTGCGTTCCCGCTTTCAGATATAGCAACTGAAGCCTTCATTGATTCAGATTGACTATCAACTGCATTTCCTGTTTCCGTTATGGTTACAGGCGCAGTCATCAATTCTGATTGTGTATCTACTGCATTTCCAACTTCACTTATATTAACTGCATCTACTGCATTTTCTGATACAGAATCTACAGCATTACCCGCTTCAGTTATTGCATTTGCATAAACTAATATTAAGTTTCCTGCAATTGCATTGCTTGAAAACGGGTAATTTCCAAACATTATTTACTCATTAAGCAGCAGGTGTGCTTGTATCTTCAACAGTTGTTTCGGCAGGAGCTTCAGTTGGATTAAGAGCATTATAAGCAGCTTCAACTGCTTGCAATTGAGCAACAGAAGATTGTTGTAATGCAATTAATAAATTAGCTGTTTCACCTGAAGGCTTGCTACTTACATATTGTAATAGTGCATAAACTAAACCAGCAGGAAGTGAAACTGGCTGGTCTGTAAAAATTTCATTTGGATTCATTTAAAACTCCTTAATTTATAAAGTTAATAACCTAAATAGATTACAAGTCCGATTATACCACCTAAAGATGTAGCTACCCAATCCCATACGTCAGGTGTGTGCTTATCTTGATGGAAGTAGTCATAAACTTCTTTTAAAAAGCCTACAACAACAGCTAATAAAAGACCGTAGCCAAACAATTGACCTATAGCGAATAGGATAACACCACCTAGACAGTGAGCTATCTTATCCGCAGGGATTGCGTTTAGAAACGCTAGTATCTTTTCAATCATTTAGCTGCGTCTTGTAACGGAGTTAAATCTTCTGTAGTCCAAAAGTCTTTAGCAAGCATGATGTTTAAATGCTCTTTATTGCGAGCTACAGTATCAGCCCATTCTTCATCTGATACGGCTTCTGGCTTGTCACCATTGATTAAATTTACAGAGTCAAGTGCTGCGCTGTAGTGACGAGCGATTTCTTCTGCGGTTGGTTGTTCAATAAGTTCTGACATTATTTAGCTCCTTTAAGTAAATCAATTTCTGCTTTAAGTTCTTGGATAGACGCAATAAGCAATGGGATAAGCTCTGTGTATTTTACAGACAAATAATCTGTTTCATCTTCCTTATCTACACGAACTATATCAATCGCTTCTGGTACTACTTCTTGCACTGATTGAGCAATTACACCTACGCATGGCTTTTTATCAACATCTGCTTTCCATGTAAATTTAACTGCTTCAATTTTAGCAATATCTTCAAGCGCATGAGTATATGTACCTGTTACATCTTTAAGTCTTGCATCAGAAGCAGAAGTCCATGCAGTAGCACCATTTGTAAGGTTTACACCGCCAGTAGTTCCACCTACACAAGTAAGAGTATTGTACGTTGTACCACCTTTAATATTTGAATTAGAACCAATAGCCCATACAGAAGTAGTTGAGCCTAATGCGCCTGTATATCCTGCGATAACTGGCCCCCATCCTGATGCAGCATAACCTAATATTAGGACATTTCCTGAACCATTTTGATTGCCTTGACCCATATAAAAGCTATCTGTATTGGTTCTAATAAATGCAGGATTACCATCACCATCTGATAGGACAATGTAGTTAGAAGCTGTACGGATGTCTAGACCGCCTTGATTGCCATTGTAGTTACCTAGGACAGTATTTTTTGCGCCAGTTGTAACGTAATATCCTGATGGGTAAACAGACCCAGATATTCCAGTTCCAATAAATGTATTTCCTGTACCAGTAGTACTATATCCAGCTCCAGCTCCAATGAAAGTATTACTTCCCGTAGTGTTAGAATATCCTGCTTGTTGCCCAATAATAATACTTGATGTTCCAGTAGTATTGGAATATGCTGCTTGTTGCCCAATAAATACATTTGCAGCACCAGTAGTATTTAAGTACCCAGCTTGATACCCTACAGCGGTATTGTTAGATGCTGTAGTATTAGACCCTAAAGCACCCACTCCAAATGCAGAATTATAATTACCAGTTGTATTTTTTTCTAAAGGACCAAATGAAACCACAGAATAATCTGCACCCATTGCAGTATTGGCAGTACCTGTGGTGTTTAAATTAAGTGCTAAATATCCAACAGCAGTTAAAGCTGTGCCAGTGGTATTGCTATACCCTGCTTGATAACCAACGGCAGTGTTGTTAGATGCTGTGGTGTTTGAATAAAGAGATTGTATACCTACGGCTGTGTTGAAATTGCCTGAACTAATAGAATATAAAGAACTACCACCAATAGCAGTATTGTAATATCCTACTGCTCCACTAGCTCCGTACATAGCCTGATAGCCTAAAGCAGTATTTTGTGGAGTTCCTGTATTAGCAATATTATATGCAGCTTGATAGCCCACTGCCGTATTATAAGAACCTGTGGTGTTTGAAGAAAGTGCATTATCCCCTACTGCAGTATTATAATTACCTGTAGTGTTGTTATATAAAGAAGCATTTCCAACACTAGTGTTACTTGCTCCTGTAGTATTAGCATATACGGCTCTATAACCTATTGCAGTATTGTTAGATGCAGTAGTATTGGCTTGAAGTGCGCTTGAACCAATAGCAGTGTTATATGAGCCAGTTGTAGTATAATAAAGCGCATTAGAACCACACATCGTGTTACTAGAACCACTGGTGATTGAATATCCTGAATATCTACCAAAAGCGGCATTATAATTTCCTGATGGACCTGTGCCTAAAGCATATTGACCAAAAGCATCTAGAGCTTGACCGCCATTTGCTGAAGCTAAAGCATTATTACCAACTGCAGTATTATTTGAAACAGCACCAGCACCCTTGCCTACAGTTAGACCATTAATAGATGCGTCAGCTATTGTGCTTAATTTACCTGCATTTGAAAGCGTCATTAAACTCGTAGAACCTACACCACCATTGTACCAAGTAAATCCGTCAGCAGTGCCTACAGAAAAGCGACCATTGCCAGTGACATAATCCATGACAATTCCGTCTGTAAATGTGCCTTGAAACGAACTTGGCGCATAGATTAAATCTTGTGTGACTACTTTTGTAGCAGGATAATCTACCCAAACGTTTTGAGTACCGCTTGTAAATGCAACTAAGGAACCGCCATTTGATGAAGCTAATACAGTAGTACGAGCAAGCGTAATACCGCCTGAACCGATTGTACCAATACCTACTTCCCAATTAGTGCCATATTGGTCAGCAATAACGTAGTAACAAGTATTATTTGCACCAATAGATGATGAGAAAGATTTATAGCCTGTAACAGCACCTAAAAGATTAACCGTACCCGTTCCTGGTGAAACGCAGGTTTCCTGAACTCTATCAGCGACAACAAATGACATGATGTATTCCTAAATAATTAAGCTAATTGTGATTGTGCGAAATAACGAGATTGTTCGTTACCATCAGCATCAGTAAAATTAACTAGAACTAAAACTTCGCCTGTTTCTTGGTCTAATGAAAAACCACCAACTGTACCCTCAATTGGAGCTGGCAAAACTTGCGTAACTGTTTGACCTTTAGTAAACATATTGATTCCTTATAGTGATAGGCTGTAAGTAACTTGAACAACGTTACCTGAATTGACAGGTTGGTCACCGCCAGTAAATAAACCAGCAGAAAGCAATGTGCCTGAAGTATTTAAAATAGTTGTCACTGCGCCAGTACCGTAAACAATAAATGCGCCTTTTAATGTACCTGCGCCAGTCATTGTAAATGAAACAGCAGCACTTGTAGAAATAGCACCAGCAGAAGCAGTGCCAAAGCTAGGAGCAATACGAGCAGCAAATGTAGGAGCGTTAGTAGTACCAGCTTCAGTCCAACCACTATGAGAAGCCATTGTATCGCCAGCAGCAGGACCAGTAGTATAAGATATAGATGAAATCATACCCATGTATGGACCAACTACAGTGTAGCCTGAGCCAGTTAATGCTGTTTGAAGCATTAAGTTTTTACCTACAGTTGCTACTACGTTATGAACTGTATCTTCCCAAAGCAATGGACCACCTTCGTATTCAAAGCACTTGAAAGTGTAAACACCTTCGGCTTGGCAAGATTCACCCATACCAGCTAAAGAGCTGATAGAAGCATTTGCTGATTCAACAGCTTTTAATTTATCTTTCATGTTTAATCCTCTAAATCAAAGTTAAGAACGGGCTTACAAATACAACGACAATTGGGTAAGTCACCAGGAAGCCCATGAACATCACTTCCGTACATCACTCCAATGAATGGCGGGTCATCGAAAGAATATTCGTTCCCACTCATTTTTATATGCAATTCACGAGGCTCTTTTCCACCACCTGAATGAATCCAAATGAACTTTTTTACACCCAAAGTCTTTAGTCTAGTTGTATTAATAGACTGATAAGCCTTACGAGTTTGGTCTAAAGCAACAAGCCTTGCGTGTCTTACGTTGCCTTTATATTTCTTCGTTAGGAAAGGAACTAAATCTTCCATCCCTTTGCCTGTTGTAATGGAGCGCATTACCTGACCTTGCACTTCATTCAAGAACTTATAAGGTATAATTTTAATCAAGTTTGCAGCCTCTAATGTGCTTGCCTTGATGACCTCTTGTAATTGTTCATTTGAAAATGAAGTATCTATGCTTAAATCAGGTAATGCTTCTTTTAACGAATTACGCAAAGTAATCGTTGAGTTCTTTATGGTGCGCTGAATCATACGCTCAGTAGCACTCTTGGCAATCTCATCAAAGCGAGGCTGCCACTTTCTTAATAACCAATTAAGCAACATACGGGATTGACTTGCCAATGAAGCATCCATTGCTTGACCGTAATGGTTCTCACTGAAAGTCTTTTTCAACTCTCTTTGAACGTCACGAAACATTAACCCTAGTTCATTGACAATAGGCTTTGCATAATCGGTTGAGATACCAGCGTTAGGACGCAGCGCACCAGCAACGATACTATTCTTTTTCGGTTTCATCGTCATCTTCAGGCTCATCATCCCATGCGCCAGTAGCTAACAACGTTTCATCTTCCTCTTTTTCTTTAGGATTGAAAAACTCTTTATCAGATTTAGTAGGAACTTTAAAATCAACATCTTTAGGTATGATTAACATTATTTAGCCTTTCTAAATAACTCATCAACATGGTTTTCTAATTCAATAGGTAAAGTTCCACGTTTATAGTTAGGAGCTGTAACCATTGCTGCCAATTCAGCATCGGCTTCTTTAATATTTGAAGCAGCATATTCACTAATATTGTGTTTAACCCAATCATAAACTGAGCTAGACTCACCCATTTTACCACCAGTTTGCAAGTCTTTTAATAATTTAGCTAATTTAGCTGGTGAATTTATATGTTTTTGCATACCTAAAGCATGAGCCATTTCGTGAACAATGGTTGCTCTCATTGGATTTTCTTCTTCTGAGCTAATAGACCATCTTGGTTTACCGTCTGTTTTACGTTTTTCAGCACGAGCTTTTTGCTCTTTTAATTCAGCTTCATCACGCAATTTGATTGAGAATATTCCTTTATCGCCATGTTGCCAAGCTGTGCCATTAGTTCCACGTTTTGCAGGAGAAGCTCCAATACTTACTTTCGCATTGCTTAATGCAGATTTAATATCAAATCCAGCATTAGTCAAATCTGAAAGAGCATTATCAACTTCTACTAAAACTTTTTTAAACTTTTTAGCAGTAGGAGTATTTGAATTAACATTAAATTGCTGATTGAATAAAGAGCTATTTGAGCTATCTCTTAACTGCCAATATTCTTTTTTTGCAATTTCAGCTTTTTCTGTATTGCCTTCAGCTTGATATTTTTGAATTTCGTGTAATTTTTCTATAGCTTCTGCTTGGTTTTTCTTTTTATCTACGCCATTTTCAAAGCCAAGACCAAATTTTTCAGTAAAATGTTTAGTTATTTCGTCAGAATTTGCAAAATTAGATTCTGATTTAGATTTTTCTTTAGATTTTTCTGATTTAGATGTGTTATTTTCTT